CGCCGCAAGGTGCGCCCGCACAAGCGGTTATTCATCAAGACAGACCCCCCGAAAATCCCCCAAAAGCCCGTTCGCATACGGTTGTTTCGGGGGATTCTCTTTGGGCGATTGCAAGGCATTATTTGGGTAACGGCGCAAGATGGCGGGAAATTTATAACCTTAATCCACAGATTGCAGAAAGGAACTTAGGAACAGGGCGGGCAAGTTATACAATTTTTCCGGGGCAGGTGTTTCAATTGCCGGAGCCGTAAAATTTTAGTTGACATAGTTGGCAAAGATAAGTATAATAGTAAACGTAATAGTATACCATATAAAAAGAGTGGGTGCGCAAACACCCACTCCCACAAGCCGTTTGACGGTGACAGCCAGACCCATAGTTTTTAATTACGGGAAAAATAAGCCATTCCGGTCAGTGGGGCGGCTTATTTTTTTGTGTTCTTGGACTTACTGACTTTCCAAGTGACGTATATCAAAATCGCCGTAAGAATGACGTTAATCAATTCAAATGGTGACAAAGGTATAACTGTCATAGGCTGCACCCCCTTTCAGAGAGTCCAGCCAAACACCGCCCACAGCTTGTCACCTAATTATAACATTGATATTTCAAATGTCAAATAATTTTCATGTTGACATTACGCTTATAGATAAGTATAATAGTAAACGTAATAGTATACCATATAAGAAGAGAGTGTCAATGTTGGACGCATTGACACTCGGGTACAATCGGGGCTGTGAGCTTGCGATTGAGTTTAGGTTTTTATGCTAAAGGCAACCGCCTACCTTTTGCCTTGGGGGCGGTTGTTATCTTTTTTACATGTTACGTATATTAAAATTCCCGTTAAAATAAGGGAAATAAATTCGTAAGCTGTAAAAGACACCATGACCTCACCTCCTTTCGGAGGCAAGCCCACCGCCCTATTGATTGTACTTGTCTTAATTATATCTTAAACCCTTCGCTTGCGCAAGGGATTTTTTGTTTGCGGGGGTGAAATGCACATGTTTGAAAAATTTGAGTTGTTTATAGATAACAACGGCAACATACAAAGTCCTTCCGTTGTTGACGGTTTACGCTGGGAAACATGGCGAGCCGGTTCGCCGTCAAAGTTGACCTTCGAGGTTGTGCGGGATGAAGCAGCAAATTTTGTTGAAGGCAATCCCGTTGTTTTGAAAATCAACGGCAAAAATATGTTTTTCGGTTTTGTTTTCCGCAAGCGGCGGGATAAACGGCACATTATACAAGTTACTTGCTATGACCAAATGCGGTATTTGAAAAATAAAGACACCTATGTTTACACCAATAAAACCGCTGCCGATGTAATCCGCATGGTTGCAAATGATTTTGAATTATCGCTGGGGCATATCGCAAATACAAGATATGTCATACCGTGCAGGGATGAAAGCAACACAAGCCTTTTTGATATTATTTATGCCGCCCTTGATTTGGAGCTGGTACACGCCGGAAATATGTTTATTCTATATGATGACTTCGGGCGGTTAACCTTGCGGGATTTATCCGAAATGAAGGTTGATTTAATCATTGGCGAAGAAACAGGCGAAAATTTCAACTATACCAGCAGTATCAATGACCGCACATATAACCGAATCAAACTTGTGCGGGAAAACGAAGAAACGGGGATGCGTGATATTTACGTTGTGCAAGACGGGCGCAATATTGACCGTTGGGGTATACTGCAATATTTTGGCACATTGCAGGAAGGGGAGAGCGGCGAAGTCAAAGCCGCCGCCCTTCTTGATTTGTTCAACAACAAAACCCGCAAATTGCAGATAAATAACGCCTTCGGTGATACCCGCATTCGTGCGGGCAAAATGCCGATAATTGATTTGCATTTAGGTGATATTATCGTTCGTAACTATATGTTAGTTGAAAAATGCACACATCTAATTTTTGAATCTGAACATTGGATGAATTTAACCTTGCGGGGCGGTGATATTCATGGCTGATTTTGGCGCATTGGTAAATGTGATACGAAGGATTGTAAGAGAAACCACGGAAGCGCACAAGCCTTCGGGGTTATATTTTGGCAAAGTAACTTCGGTTTCGCCTATCAAAATAACTATCGACCCAAAGCATGTTTTGACCGAAGAATTTATTGTGCTGGGGCGGTATATCACCGAATTTTCTGTTGACTTGACAATCGAAGGTGAGCTTTGGCGCGGTCTGCGCCCAAATGATGAATTGATGCTGATGCGCGAACAGGGCGGCCAACGATATGCCGTTATTGACTGGGTTAATCGCGTGGATGAAGACACCCGCCCCGCATGGATTAAAACAGGCGAAGTCATTTCGGAATCGCCCCTTGAAATCAAAGTCAACGACTATTTTACCATCCGCGAAGACGATTTGATAATCTGTTTGGGTGTCCGGGACAAACACGGGTATTTCAGCTTTAACAATCCTGCAATCAAACAAAAAGTTGATATTTGGGACAGAGCCGAAAGGGAAAGTCAAGACGAGCCATTGCCCGAAGCAATTCGTCCCGGCGAAGAACCCCATAGAATACGAGACGATGAAGACGACCCCGCACCCGCTTATGTGGAAAAAACCACGGATATCCAATTCATGAAAAAATGGTATTATAACACCTTGGATTTAAAAGACCGGGACGGAAATGCCCCGGACAAAATCGAACTACCCGCTTTTCATGAAACCACACAATACCATCGGCTGTACGAGGGTGATAAGGTGCTGCTGTGCAACGAACGTTCGTCCCGAAAGTGGTATGTGGTAGACTTTGTGTATCAGAATATGGACAAAAGGGAGTGGGTGTATTTATGATACCACGCAACAGCGGGCTTTTGCAACAGGATTTTGCGATAAAAGAGCAGCCCACATTTACCTATGCAATGGATTTGGAGAAAATGCACATTAGGGGTAACACTGACCAATTGGCGGCCATGGAACAGGCTGTTTATAAAATCGTATTCACAGAACGTTATGAGTACATCATATACGGGCGAAATTACGGCGTTCAGCTTAAAGATTTGTTCGGGATGCCTAAAACCTTTGTAATACCTGAAATTAAACGCCGCATCACCGAAGCCCTGCTTTGGGACGACCGCATAACACGGGTTGACAATTGGACATTTAACATACCACGCCGGGGCATTGTTGAAGTTTCTTTTCGTGTGCTTACTATTTTCGGCGACATTTTAATGCAAAGGGCGGTGAATTTTTGATGATGGGTGCTTATGTGCCTGAATCTTTGTTTGAAAACGAAACCTTCGAAGTGATTTTGGCAAGGATGATGGAACGGGTGACTGCTGCCCGTGACAGACGGGAAGGGGCAATTATTTGGGATTCCAACGCTTCTTCGGCGGTTGAACTGCAATTGATATACCTTGCGCTGGATGATATTTTGGTTGAAAGCTGGGGCGACAGCGCAAGCCGTGAATTTTTGATAAGGCGGGCAGCCGAAAGGGGCATAACACCCTTTCCGGCCACTCATGCAATATTGCGGGGTGTTTTTACGCCGTCCGATGCTGATATTACCGGGCGGCGTTTTTCTATGCCAAATACTGCATTGACTTACATAGTCGAAGGTGTGGTTGATGATGAAATTGGCGGTTGGTTTGTGCGATGTGAGCAGCTTGGCAGTGAGGGCAACCACTTTTTCGGCTCTGTCGTGCCTATTTGGGGCGGCAATCCCAGAATTGCAACGGCTGAATTAACCGAATTGCTTATTCCGGCGCAAGACGTGGAAAGCACGGAAAGCATACGGCAACGATATTTTCACAGCTTTAACGAAAGGGCTTTTGGCGGCAACATTCGGGATTATCAAGTTAATGTTCGGGCGATTGAGGGCGTAGGGGCGGTTAAAGTAACTCCTATCTGGGATGGCGGCGGCACGGTGTTGTTGACCATCCTTGACGCGCAGCACAACCCCGCAACGGACGTTTTGATTGACAAAGTGCAGGAGATTATTGACCCAACAGGCGACCACATGGGATTAGGACTTGCGCCCATCGGCCACGTTGTGACGGTGCAAACTGCCGATGTTGAAACTATTAACATCACAACACAATTAACTTTCGCGGGCGGCTTTAATTGGGAGATTGTTCAAGCCCCGGTAATCGCGCTGATGGAAGCCTATATGCTGGAATTGCGGCAAGACTGGGAAAACCAAGATGTTTTAACGCCGATGGGATTGTTTCAAAATCCGTTGGTTGTGATGATTAGCCAAATCAACAGTCGGATTTTGAGCGTGACGGGTGTTGTGGACATTCAGAATACTACAATAAACGGCGTTGCGGCAAATTTTGAAATCCATAAGTATTCAATTCCGATACTGGGGGTGGTCAGTGCATGAGACCCGTAAATTTAATTGCCCGATTGCCAACTTTGATGCAGGAGTATGACGAAATTATCAAAATAACAAATTCGCAGAACCCCGAATTTGACTTGGTTTGGGCGGTTGAAGAATGGATGCGGCGCAATCTTTACATTATCACAGCGGAAGAATACGGCCTTCGGCGTTATGAAAAACTTTTAAGCATAACACCCTTACCCGGCGAAAGTTTCGCGGCACGGCGAAATCACATTCTTTTGCGGTGGAATACTCAAACGGTGTATACCTTCCGTTTCCTCATCGGCCTGCTTGAAATGCTGACCGGCGGCAATTTTGAAGTCAACACAAACTTTACTGAATACGAAATGGAAATCATCGTTTTGTCGGGAGGTTCAAGCATAATACAGGATTTGGCATACATCAAACGCCATATAATCCCCGCAAATATCGCCACCACTTCCCGTATCGAAATCCGCATTAATGCCGAAGGACTTTTGGCAGTTGCCGCAACACACAGTATAACCAGACATTACACCATCACGCAAGATTTTAACGCCGAAATTTCCATAGGCAGCCGGACGGGTCTTGGCGGTTCGTCCGTGCGTGTTACACATTACGAAATTTAAGAAAGGGGTGAATCAATGGCAAATTTTTCTAATCTCATAACCACCGCCCAAGGTCATGCGCTTAATGCGGCGATTCTTGCCGGGGAAGTCCTTACAGAGCCGCAATCGCCGTTTACACGAATCGTAACGTCTTCGGCGGTTTATCAACTGTCAGAGTTGGAAGCCCTGACAACCCTGTCAGAAATCCAGCAACAAACCCTTGTCAGCGGCGTAACAAGGCAAAACGAAACCACTGTGCAAATCCATGGCGGCATGAACAACAGCGATTTAACCGTTGGATACAGACTAAACACCGTTGGCGTATATTTCCAATGGCCGAACGATGCCCAAGAATATCTTTTTGGCGCGGCCATTCACAAGCCAACGCCCGAAGAGCCAAGTGCGGAATTTATTTTCCCCTTTAACGGCTCGACCACAACCGGGCTTATTTTTGACTTGTTGGCCAGCGTTGGTAATGCAGATAATATATCATTGGACGTAAACCCGGCGGCAACTGTAACAATTATACAGCTTAGGCAAGCTATCCAAAATGTCATTGAACTTTCCAACTCCAACATCCCCCGTTCAGGCACACGCCTTCACATGCGCACTGTAGAAGAAGTGCCGGATTATATGCCTTATGACTGGACGCCGCCGATTGGCAACGTTTTGGCCGCGAAACTTAACATAGAAGGTATTGGTGTAAGAGATGCGGTTCTGATACTTGATGAAATGGGGGTGCAGGCATGGCAAACCCAAGAGCAAAAGTAGGCTTTATCATCGACCCGAATCTACCTAACACACCCGACAATGTGCAGGAAGTTGATTTGGATTTACCGGGCGGCGGTGATGGCATAGTTGGTGATTCCGTCCCCTTCATCCCCAACTATGCCGCCATCCTTGGTGACAATGTCATAAATGAAGATAACACCACATGGACAGCAGACCAAGACGGCTTTGTTTATGTTGAAGCCGGGGCGCAGTCCGTTGATGCAGGCTGGCTTAGGCTTAATGTGTGGATTAATGATGTGAGAGTATCGAAGAATCTTTCGGCCTCTGTTTTATCAGACGGTAACAGAATCAGAATAAGCGACCTTTTGCCTGTCGGCAAAGGCGATGTGGTGCGCGTCAGGGCCTGGCGAAAAGATGAACGCATAGAGAATTTTTATGTCATGGCAAGGTTTATCCCACCCAAAGCCGTTGCCATACCCACAGCCGAAATCGGCATACCCGGCGGCATTGCACCCCTTGATGGCGAAGGCAAAGTGCCTTTGGCAAACCTTCCGAGTTTGGGCGGTGACGTAACCCAACAAGACCTGACAAACGCTATAGCCAAAGAGGCCGCCGCAAGGCAGGCCGCGATAGAGGAGGCCATAGCAACAATACCTCCCGGCGGCCTTTTGCCCCCTGTCAGAATAGAGCTTGAAAGCCAACTGCCAAACCCAACAACCCTGTCAGTGGGTTATTTTTTTATTGTCCAGACAATGGACATTACAGCCGCAGGCAAAACAGGCAAGGCATGGATAAATTATCAAGACCCAGGCGACACAACTTCGCCGTTGGTATGGTATAAAACCTATGACCATTATTACAGCGCGGACGGAGATACAATCATCCTGACACCTGCGGGTCAATTGTCGGTGTCGTCTGCTTGGCTTAATCCTTTGTTAGATGCCAAAGCCGACAAGGTGACAGGGGCAACGCCCGGCAGAGTGCCTGTTTTGGACGCAAACGGCAATTTACTTGCCAGCGGCATGTTGCCCGGCGACCCTGTCACAATTTCCGAGGTGATAGCCAGCCAAGATGCACGAAATGGCATGACGTTACAGTTCACACGGCGGCAGTCCGGCCTTATCACCATAAACCCGTCTGCCTTTGAAGACAGAGAGCGGGATATGTCGCTTAACTTGCTTGTGTGGCCTGTCCCTGCTGTTTTTGCCCCCGCCGCCCGGGACGGCCTTTATAATGCCGTGATACTTCACAGCGGCAATACATTAACCAATGTGCCTTTTACTTTTGTGTCTGTCGGTCTCAATTGGTTTTTGCGACCCGTTGACAATGTTTTTACCGCCGGATTGACACGGGTAAGGGGTGTAATGCTGTCTTGCGCGTATAATGCCGGGCAGTAGGGGCGCACTCAGCGGTTTCGGCCTTTGGCCGAAACTTGGATGCGCCCGGAATATATGGAGGTGATAAAATATGAGCAATTTCTTAGGTAGCTACATCACAGAAAACCGAATCCGCACAGACCCCGCAAGCCCCAACAGCG